CGCGTCGGCCCGGTTGGGCGACGGCAGGTTGCGCCGCTTCATGTCTTTCTTCGCTTCAAGCTGGATCACGCCGTCTGCACGTGGCACGGTCTGCGGCGCGATGAGATCGGCGTACAGCACCTTATCGTCCGGGATCGCGCCCCCGGCCTTGAGCCAGTCGCGCATCTCGCGCCACATGAACGCGCGCAGATTCAGGCACCCGGCGTCGGGCGATTTGCTGCCGAAGTCCGCAAGCAGCCAGTCGCGGCCCATCGTCTGCCCGGCGCTGTAAATGCCGGTGCCGTAGCCGAAGTCGATGATGACGCCATCGGCGGCGTGCTCATCTTCGAGGCTGGCGAGCAGCGTGGCGATCTGCACGTCGTTGTCGTTCTTGGGGATCGTCCGCAGCACATCGAAGCGCAGCCCTTGCCGCAGGCCGATCACGAGTTCGTCGTCGCCTTCCCAGGCTGGATCGCACGTCAGAATCTTGGGCGCGAAGGCGTACTGCTCGTGGCGAAGGTGTTTGCCCAGGGCGGCGTCGGCGTCGGTCACGCTGATGAACTGCTTGGCCGACATCGCCGGGAACATGCCGCGCACGCGCACCTTCACGAAGTCGCTGTTCTCGCCGTAGTCGGCGATCCACTCGTTGATCGTTTCCTTGTTGCTGATCTGCACCGCGCGGCTGTCGATCTGGCGTGTCCCCCAACGATGGCGTTGGGCGTTGAAGCAGTCGTAGAACTTGCCGCTGTTTTGCGTCGGGTTGCCGAAGGCGAAGAACATGGGTTCGCCGTCCGTCAGGCCGCCTTCGGCCACCTCCCACACCACATCCGGCACGCCCGAGGCTTCGTCGAAGATGTAGAAGCTGGTGGAGTTGGCGGCGTGCTGCCCGGCGAAGGCTTCGCTGTTCTCCTCGCGGCAGGTTTGCGCCGTGCAGAACCACGCCTCGGGGTCGCTCTTGGCCGACATCCGCATGGAGTTGCGGCCCGTGGTCACGTCGAACCAATGGCCGGTGATGCACTTCTTTGTCCACTTGGCGATCTCGGCCCAGGTCTTGCTCTCAAGCTGCGGCAGGGTCGTGGCCGTGACTGTGCCGCGTGCGTAGGGCCGCGTGCTCATGATCCAGTCAACAAGCCACGCCGTGATGGCCGACTTGCCGATCCCGTGGCCGCTGGCAACCGCTTCGCGGATGGCGCGCACCGCGTGCAGGCCGTCGAAGGCGTTGCCGCGTACCTGCTGGCCGATGGTGTCGAGCAACTCGCAGGCCCACACGTCAGGGCCGAACTCGCAGTCGTAGACGAAACACCAGGGTTCCGGCAGCTTGCACACTTGCAGCGCCGGGTCGGTGTCCCACTCATAGGCGAACATGACGAAGCCGAGCGGGTCGGCGTAGAACCGCGCGATCTCGTCGGCGAGTTGCATGTCGGCGTTGGTCATTGGCCTGAACCCGTGCGCGAACGGCCACGTGCAAGCCGCTCGGCGAGGTTCACTTCGACGCTGCCGGAGTGCTCGACGCGATCCTTGAACTTCTCGGGGCGCGTGGCTTTGAGCAGGGCGAGCAGCAGCGTGTCGCTGTACCGGCGTACGTGGCCGACGATCTCGTCCTTGTAGAAGTGGGGTTCCTCGACGCCTTGCACGGCGCGGCGGCGTGCTTCGGTTTCGAGTAGGTCGGCGGCGTTTTCCATCGCCTCGGTGTAGGCGGCGGCGAAGTCCGCGTCCTTTTCACGCCATGCGTTGATGGTCTGACGCGAAGCGATGCCCGCCTGGGCCAGTGCGCGCGCCATTGTCTCGCCTTGCGCGAGGGCGCGAAGGAAGATGCCTTGTCGCTGTTCTCGGTTGTCGTTGGTGATAGTCATACCACCAATTGAACCCTCGCGCGCGCGATATAAGGCCACGGGGTATCCCCCTTAAGGCCACAGGGGATGCAACTACTCCGTCGTCTGGCTGCGGCGCGCGCCGCTGGCGATCTTAAAAACCGTGCTCTTGTCGATGCTGAACTTGTCCGCGATGAGCCGGTAGGACAGGCCCGTGAGCGTCAAGGCGTTGTCGATCTGTCTCTTATCCCACCCTTCGCCCTTCCACCGTTCGAGGGCGGCGTCACGCTCGTCGAGCATGGCGAATATCAGGGCGACATCTTGGTCGGTCAGAGTTGCCCGAGGGTGACACTCGCCGATGCGGCGTCCGTGTATGTTGGTTGTAGTCATGTGCTTACTCGCAAAAAATTACTTGTTCATTTGTTGCCGACTTCCGGGACACTTAGGACGCATAAGGCACATGGGACACCAAAATTCCTTCTGTTTTCCCTGACGGCACACAATAATACAGGCGTGTAATACCTTCATTTTTATGTGTCCTATGTGTCCTATGTGTCCAAAGCAGCAAGGAATAAGGGGTTAGCAAAGGACACTAGCAAAACTCGCATGTGTCATCATGTGTCACACGACGCCAGCCGCGTCCTACTGTATTCTTGCGCCTGTCGTCCTTTTCCCATCCCAACGCGCGCATTGCACGCGCCAGCCGCTTCGCCGTGCGCGTGTCCGTTCGTTCAACCGTAATAAACAGCGCGTGTGCAAAAATTTGCGAACTCGTGACGAAACCGCGATCTTCTGGCCTCTCGCCTGATAACTCGTCAGGAGTCTGTAAAAAATTGCGTATTGGTTCTTCCCACTCATCCGAAACCGTGTGCGCTGCGTGTTCCGCCGTCGCCAGCGATTCGGCCTGTGCGTACTGCACGCCGCCCGCTTTGAACCGCTCGACGCCTTCGGCCCAAAGCTGCGCGCAATCGGCAGTCAGCGCGTCGGTGTCGATCAGGCCCACCGTGATCGGCAGCCAACGCCGGTTGCCGGTGTCGTCGTCGAGAAACTCCTGCTCGTTGGTGGTGCCAATGAACAGACAGCGCCGAGGGTACTTCGTCTCGAACTCCTGGTATTTGGCAACCCATGCGTTGCTGCCCTCGGTAATGAACGCCTTGATGGCTTCCAGTTCCCGCGTGCGAAGCCCGCGCAACTCGGGCAACTCGATCACGGCCTTGCCGCGCATCTGCCGGGACAGGTCGGCGTCCTTGCCGGATAGCGACAGCGAACCGTGCCATTCAGCATTGAGCGCCATGACCTCGACCGCCGTGCTCTTGCGTAAGCCCTGCGGCCCCACCAGGATCGGCACCATGTCCGCCTTGCAGCCGGGGTTGAGCACCCGGCCAGCCATCGCCGTCCAGGTGTACAGCCCGCACGCCTGCGTGTACGGGGTATCGGCAGCCTTGAAGTAGCGCGAATAGAACGACTCGATGCGCGGCACGCCGTCCCACCGCAGCCGGGCGATGGCGTCCTGCGCGCTGTCGAACATCTGTTCGTCTGCAATCAAGCGCACGCACGCCTTGAGCAACTCGAACGGGATAGGCTCGAAGTGAGCGCCTTCGAGCGCCAGCTTCAACCGGGTGTAGTCGGCATCCTTGAACGGCTGCCACTCGCCCCCAGGCTGGCGGCGCATGATCTCGTCGCGGAACACGTCAAAGCGCACCTCGAACCCGGCCACGTGCGCGAGGCGCAGCGCGGCGACAAGGTTCTCCGCCGTGGCGACGAACCAGCCCGCCCATTGCCCTTTGCCTACCTTACGCCGCAATCCGAGCGCGGCCAGTGCGTCCACCGGGCGTTGTGGTTCTATTTCTTCGAGTATGTCGAAGTCGGCCTCGTGGTTCGGCTGGTAGCCGATGGCGGCGAACAGATCGCCGTCGTGCCGATCCTCGCAATGCCCGTGCAGGCATCGGAAGTGGCCGCGATCATAGCCGTTCGTCCCGGCCATGAACCATACCGTCGATCCGTCGCCGTCCTCGCCCTGCGTGTGCTCGGCAGACCACGGGCAAGTAATGAGCAGCGCGCCGCTGCGCTCAACGCCGATGACGTGTCCGTTCGCGTCCAGGTAGTCGGCCACCGGATCGGGCAGATCAATATGGGCCTCGTGCTTGCGCGCGCCGTGGCCGCGCTGGCGTGGTGTCTCGATGGCGTAGCGCTCGACCAGCACCGCCCACAACGCCTCGAACCGCTCGGTCGTCACCGTGGGGATGTCCTCGGGCAAGCCTTCAACGTCGCCTGTGCGCCAGCGGTAGCGCACGCCGCTCGTGTGCGTGCCTGCGGCGATGAACTGCTGGCCCGTGGCGAGGAACTCGATCATGCCGCCTTCGACCACGATCTTGCGCTTGGGCATGTCGCCTTCGATTACCACGGCGAGCAGCACCTTGCCGGAGTTCTCCCGCCAGCGGCAGGGGGGCGTGACGCCCAGGTGTTGCGTGATCGTCGCAACCACCCCTTGCGCGTGGTCGTGGTCGTGGATGTCGATGTCGAACGCCCGCACGCGCCGGGTGATGACGCACAGGCCATAGTCCGGCTCGCGCTGCCAGCGCGTCAGGTTCAGGTCGCTGGCAATGTGGTTCGGCCAGTCGGCGATGCCCACGACATGATGCGCGTCGTTGTACTGGCTCGGCGTCTTGCCGAGGGCTTTTAGCTTGGAGTTGGGGGCGATCCGCGCTTCGAGATTGGAGACGACAGGCAGCAAGTCGTTGCCAAGACCAAGCACGAGATCAAAGTGCGCCCACTCCTGGGGGGTCGCCCCGGCTGTCATGCTCGGCCCCTTGCTTTTCGTTTTGGTAGCAGGTCAGGCCAGATGAGCCAGTAGTCATCGGGGCGCAGATCGGCGCGTGTGACCGCACCGTCTGTCGCTCGCTCGATCACCGCGCAGTTCAGCGGCGATGGCTTGCGCCCCCGGAAGTGCGTGCGCCACTGTCGTATCTGTGCATCATTTTTGACAGTCGCACCGTGGGCGATGAGTAGCAACCGAAACTCGGCAACGGTCGGTGCGGAAGGCCGTTTTAGGTAGTCGTTTAGTGTCATAGGGACGCAGAATAGTATCAAATGATACGCAGCGTCAAGGGGGTAGCATGTGCTACGCTTGAATCCCTTTCTAGACAATAGGGGAGGGGTATGGAAAATGCTAAAGAGATCAACGATTTCCGCGTCGCCCGCTTGCGTGCAGCTATAGACCGCCTTACACATGGCGATCAGACAGCGTTTGGTCGCTTGCTCGGATATAAAGACGGCGCGTTTATTCGTCACATGCTTACAGGCCGTCGCCCTGTAAGTGAGAAAACAGTTATGGCTATTGAGCAAATGCCTGGGATGACGGGCTGGTTTGCTCAAGATCGAGAAGATAAAATACCGACGTGGCCGTTTCGCGTAGCGTATGATAGATACGAGGCGATGCTGCCAAAGGAAAAGGATAGGCTCGATGATTTAGTTACTACCTTCGTCGAAGGTGCCGCGCCTACAAAAAGCCCGAAAACTAAAGCAGCCTGATCCTCGTCAATTAAGGCTTGTAGCCAGCAACGGGGAACTCATATAAGCGAACTGGTACAAGGGGAGAGTCAAATGGTTTTGCCGCTACTTGGATTAGTGTTATGGGCCTGCGTCGGCCTTAGTGGGATCGCCGTTGTGGCAGCCCTTATTATGTCTTTCACGGCAGAAATAGGAGGGTGGGGCTTCGCCCTTGCGTTGTGGTTCGTTCTGACGACCATTACCGGATTTAAGTTTATGAAAATGGCTATGCGCGACGTAGAGCGTGGCTTTTTGGCGGGTGTTTTAGTCACACTAACGCTCGTAATTGTAGGGGTTCGCTTACTGTTCAATCCTCCGTCATATTCTGCGTGGTGGGGATTGCTCACCCCGATAGCATTTATTATCGTATCGTCGTTACTCGCAGTTTTTTATTCCTCGATAACAAGGGGGAGATAGCTAAAGCTGCCGAGTACACCTAGAACCCGCCACATGGCGGGTTTTATTTTGCCTGCGTCAAATAAGTAATAATTTGTAAAAGTACCAAAAGATACTTGACGCTAGTAGCGTATCAAATGATACTTCGTTCCGTAGCGAGTTTGCTACGCACTCTCACCGGAGCGAAGAATGGAACAGACCTATAGCCAACTGCACAATTTCACCATCGGCGCGCGTCGCAACGCGAACGTCCGTATGCCCGTCGCCCTGACCGACGAGCAAATCCATCGCGTCGCCCCGAGCGTCTTTGCCGAAGGCAAGCACGACTCGCGCAGCGACCGCTACACCTTCATCCCCACCATCGACGTGCTCAACGGCCTGCGCCGCGAAGGCTTCGAGGTCGTGAACGCGACGCAAGGGCGCACCCGCATCCCCGGCAAGGCCGAGTTCACCCGCCACATGCTGCGTCTGCGTCGCATCCAGGACGTTGCCAACTTCGTCGGCGACGAGTACCCCGAGATCGTGCTGGTCAACTCGCACGACGGCACCAGCGGCTACCAGCTTTCGACCGGCATGTACCGCCTCGTGTGCAGCAACGGCCTGTGCGTGCCGTCCTCGATCTCGCAGCAGATCAACGTCCACCACAAGGGCGACATCGTGAACGACGTGATCGAAGGCGCGTTCACCGTGGTCGATGGCTTCGCGCAGATCATCGAAGCGCGCGACGAGATGAAGGCCATCACGCTGTCCGACGCCGAGCAAACCGTGCTCGCCCAGGCCGCCATCGTTGCCAAGTACGGCGAGCCGAACGAAGAAAACCGCTACATCGCCCACAAGGGCGGATACCCCGTCTCGACCGAGCAAGTGCTGCGTCCGCGTCGCCACGACGACAACACCCGCGACCTCTGGATGACCTTCAACCGCATCCAGGAGAACGTCATCAAGGGCGGCCTGGGCAGCGTCAGCGCCAATGGCCGCCGTCAGACCACGCGCGCCGTCAAGGGCATCGCCGAGAACGTCAACTTGAACCGTGCGCTCTGGCAGCTTGCCGAAGGCATGAAGTCGATCAAAACCGGCGTCGCCTCTCCCGTGGTCGACGCCATCCTCGCCTAACCCCACAACGCAAGCCCCCTCCGAATGGGGGGGGGCGAGGAGAAACCATGTCCTACACATTCACGATCCGCGCGTCCGAACTGCAAGCTGTCTTGCTGGCCGCCCCGAAGAAAGATGTCCGCTTCTACCTGAACACCGTGATGTTCGAGTTCGCCCCCAACGGGTTTCTCAACCTCGTTGCGACGGACGGCCAACGCCTGCACGCGCTGCAAACCTACCTGCCGTACGAGGAAGGTGCGCCCCAGGTTCCCGCAGGCACACAGGTTCTGGTGCCAGAAGATGCACTGCGCCGTGTCAAGATCGGTGCGCGCGACGTTGACGGTCTGACCGTCACGCTCGAACCGAACGGGGCCGAGACGTGGAAGGTGTCGATCCGCCAGCCCAACGGCCTGACGCTGGAAACCGTCAGCATCGACGGGCGCTGGCCCGACTACAAGCGTCTGTTCGGCAACTCGCAGTCGGTGCTCAAGTATGGCGAGCACGCAGCAGGCGTCACGCTCGACCCCCGCTTCGTGATGGACGCCTACAAGGCCATCGGCCTGCTCGGCGGCGTCAAAGACCCGAAGGACTACGCCTTTCTGTACCACGAGGACGAGACGCAGCCGGTGCTCGTGGTGGCGCGTGAGTTCCCGCACTTCGTTGCACTCATCTCTCCCCGGCGCTCGCCTGCTGCCGGTGTCTACAACAGCGCCGACATCCCCGAGTGGGTTTCGCCGCGTGTAGGGGAATTCGCATGAACACGCCCAACACCCCCGAGCGCTTTCTCGTGCGCGTCCACACCCCGTCCACCTTCCACGAGTTCGTCTGCGAAGGCACCCGTGCCGAGGCCGAGGAGCGCGCCCTGAACTGCGCCTGCCCCGATGGCGAGAGCACGCAACCGTTCGCCATCCTCATCAAGCCCATCACCATCCACTAGGAGCCAGACATGGCAAAGACCAATAAAGAGCAGACCATCACCACGTTCAAGGGGTTTCACCAAGACCTGACGTGCCGCCGCTTTCAGTACGAGATCGGCAAGACCTACGAGGCCGAAGGCAAGATCGAAGCGTGCGGCAACGGCTTTCACGCCTGCGAATACCCGCTCGACGTGTTCGGCTACTACGCGCCGGGTACATCTCGCTTCGCGGTCGTTGAGCAGTCGGGCGATCTCTCGCGTGAATCAGGCGGCGACACCAAGGTTGCCAGCCGCAAGATCAAGGCCGAGATCGGGCTGGCCGGTTTGATTAAGGCCGCCGTCGAGTACACGTTCAGCCGGGCCTTGCCGGTCGATCCCAACTCCCCGGCATCCGCCACGGGTGACCAGGGCGCGGCATCCGCCACGGGTGACCAGGGCGCGGCATCCGCCACGGGTGTCCGGGGCGCGGCATCCGCCACGGGCCGCTATAGCGCGGCATCCGCC